TTATGCCACGTCGATCCACTCGGCGCCCCGGCTGTCACGGTAGAGCGCGGTCATAGCTGCCGACTTGTGGCCGAGCAGCAATTGCGGATCTCGACCTTCTGCTGCGTGCAATCTTGCAGCCAGTGAGCGCATCTCGTGGAAGGTCGGCGGGCTCGCCCCGAACTCAATGTCGGTGCGGTCCCGTGCGGCTGCAAACGCGCTGGTCAACGTGTCCAGCATGATCGGCATTCCCGGCGTCGCGCGGCTCACGGTGCGGCTGTGATGCACAAGATGCTTTGACACTACCGCATCACGGCAGGCTTTAACCACCTCGCCCAACTCGAACCCGATCGATTCCAGGCGCAGCTTCGTGCTGATCCGAAGCCTGGCGCCGGTCTTCGCTTGGATGATGTGCAGGTGCTCGTCGTACACGTCCTTGAATAGCATCGCCGCGATATCATCACGGCGCTGGCCGGTCAGTACCGCAAGCTCCATTGCGCGCTTGAGCCATGGCTGCTTGGCCTCGGCGTAAATCGCCTTCCATTGCTCTAGGGTCAGCCGTTCGCGCTTGACCTTCACCTTCGCGGCTCGCGTCACTTCGACCGGGTTGTCCTTCCGCCATCCAGCCGCTATCGCCTCGCGCATCAGGTCGCTCAGCAGTGACCGCATGGCTTTCGCCATCTGCGCCTTGCCTTGATCAGTGAAGGTCTTCAGGTAGGCGGCAATCTCAAACGTCCCGATGCTTTCCGTGTCAAGGTGCCCAAGCGCCTCGCTCAACCGATTGAGCCTCATGCGCACCGTTTCCTTGCTGCGGTCAGATACATCTCGCTCTGCGTAGAGCTTGCGGTACTCGTCGATCCATTCCGAGAACCTGCGGGCCGGCGCGGCTGCTATACGCTCAACCAGGTCCGGCTGCATCTTGGCGCCGGCATGGTTGGCGTGCACAGCTTCACGCACGGCCTGCGCCTTGTCTGAGCCAAGCCCGTACCACTTTCCTGACAGCGGGTCACGGTAGCTGTAATAGGTGACGCCGTTCCTGTTATCCGTCTTGCGGTACAGGTTCGGCGGCAGGTCTTTCGAACCGGTCTTACGCGGCCTTGGCGCCATGTCGATCCCTCGCGATGCGCCCGGCTAACCTGCCAGGCTCGATGTACTGTGCGTCTGGCTCAACATAATAGCTGCGCCCGTGCTTCACCGGGGCGGGGAAGATCTTCGCTTCCCGAGCCCAGCGCCGCAGCGTGTTGAGCGTCGGCACCGGATCGAAGTTCGCTTCCGCCCACTTCTCAAGGCTTAGTTTCATCTCTCACTCCCTCCACTTCGCGCCGGCCGCTTCGATGGCGTCGATCGCCTCGCCGCGCATGTCGTTCCAGCCGCCCTCATAGCTCGCGTATGGCGGCGCCTTCATCGGCTTCGGCATCTGCACAACCATCTCCGCCCTCGACGCCCGCCACACATTCCGCATCTGGTCCTTCACGTCCTCGAAGCATTCGCGCCAGAGCTGCTGCTGCCACCAAACCTCGAACTCGGCATCGGTCTTGTCTGTCATCTCTATCTCCTCCCGCATTGGGGCTAGGCGTTGGCGTCCTGAATGTCTTCTTCCGTAAGCACGTATTCGGTCACGTCTGTTATCCGGTAGAAGGTTGGGTGGCAGTGGCGATTCACCCAATCGCTCAGCATCGCTTCGAGCTCTGCCTTCGCCTCGGCCGTCACGCATGGAAAGTCCTCGGCGTGCTCGCCGAAGTTGTCGTAAGCGCGTTGCCTATCAGGCTGTACAGCTGCTAGTCGGAAAGACTACGCAATCTAGCGCCGCCTCGGCTATGGCAACAAATGCGCAAGCCTCCGCGCTGCAAGCTGGGATTAACGCCTATGCGAGCGCCGCGGCGATACCAATCACTGGGTGGGCGATGGCCCCTGCCGCAATGGCATCGGCGCTCGCTGTAACTGAGCCAATGGCTGCCGCGGTTTCTGGCTTGGCGCTTGCCGGCATGGCGCACGACGGTATCGACAGCGTGCCTCGTGAAGGTACTTGGCTGCTCGACAAGGGGGAGCGCGTTGTTGACCAGCGCACCAACGCCGACCTGAAGGACTTTTTGTCAAGCGGTGGAGACGGCGGAAGCGAGGTGATCGTCAACGTGAACCTAGTTGAGGATTCGAGCCGTGCAGGGAAAGTCGACAAAACCCAAAACAGCGATGGCTCGTGGAATGTGACGGCATTTGTCGCTGACATCTATAGCGATGGGCCTGCTGCACAGGCGCTACAGCGCGCATTCGGAATGCGGAGAGCCGGCCGATGATTGAGTATCCAGTAGAGCTGCCGTTCCCGACCAGGGAAGGCTTTGCGCTCGAGTCGACGAATCAGATCGTACGCACCGAAATGCAGAGCGGTCGGGCACGGCAGCGCGTCCGATTCACCAGCGTTCCGTCTTTCGTGTCGCTGCGCTGGATCTTCACGACGCCACAAGCCCAGCTGTTCGACGCATGGGCAAGCGATGTTGCGAGGGCTGGATGGTTCGCGCTGAAGCTGAGAAGCCCGATCGGGCTGACCGAACATCAGGCGCGGCTCATCGAAAGCCCGCAGGGTCCTGCGCTGTTCGGCCTCGACCGCTGGTCATATACGGCCCGCGTCGAGCTGCGTGACAAGCCGAAGGTTGCGCCTGGCTGGGCCATTTATGCCCCTCAATACATCCTGCTCTCCAGCGTATTTGACCAGGCTATGAACCGGGAGTGGCCAGAAGCATGACCATCCTTGAGCAAGTCTATGCATCGGGCGGCGACGTGATCATTCACACGTTGGAGATCACGTGTGCTGCCTGGGCTGATCCGATCCTGCTGTGCGAGGGGTTCGAGAATCAGTCGGTGATCGACGAGAACGGGCGCGCGCTGACCTTCGAGGCGGCAGCATTCCAACTCGCCGAGCCAGAGCGCAGCAACCGCGGCAGTCAGACGCTCGACTTCGCTGTCGATGGCGTCATGGGCACGGCACAGCAGAAGGTCGACGCGGCGCTAGAGGCAGAGGAGCGCATCACGCTGATCTACCGGAAGTTTCTCGCCAGCAATCTGACCGAGCCGGCCGAGCGCCCGTATCGCATGACCATCCTTGGCGGCGAGATGAATGGCTCGACGGTCCAGCTGCAGGCCGGGTTCTTCGACCTGATCAACCGGCAGTGGCCGCGCGACGTTTACTCCACGACGTTCTCCCCTGGCCTGAGATACCTGTAGAATAGACAAGTGCGGCTAGGGTAGCTCCCGAAAAGCCGGCCCCTAACCGGCCTGCCGCACCTCATCAGTTAGGGTTCGTACTGTAGGGGTATGGATAATGCAAATAACGCACGACGTTGTAGTTGAGCTTTTTGAATACAACCCTGAAACAGGGGTTTTCGTGTACAGAGAGCGCGGCAGACATTGGTTCAGAAGCGAGCAGCGCCGAAAGTCTTGGAACACCATGTTTGCCGGAAAGCGTGCCGGAACGGTCCAAAGCAAGGGGAACGGCTATACCAGAATAAAGATCGGTATTTGCGGAAAGCAGTATCTGGCTCACCGAATCGCATGGATATACATGACAGGTGAGCAGCCTCCCGCCGAGATCGACCATGTAGACCGCGACGGAACTAATAATAGCTGGAATAACTTGCGCGATGGCACCGGCTCCAATCAGCGAAACAAAAGCATGCAGCGAAACAATCGCACAGGTGCAACTGGCGTTTCCTGGAGCAGGGTCTGTAAAAAGTGGGCCGCGAGGATATGGGTTGTCGAGGGTGGAAAGCGTATCTACAAATCCTTAGGGGTTTACGCGGAAAAGGAAGACGCCATATCGGCGATTACTATCGCGAGATCAGAGCATGGGTACGACCCAGAGCACGGACTGAGAAAGGCTCCGTACATAGCAAGCAACCCCGCCTAGTGCGGGGTTTTTCATTTAAAGGCTGAGCATGCTGGATGACTATCTTTTTGCCGAGTACGAGGATGGTGCTAACGGCGAAATTGTCAATGGAAGGCGCCGCTACAACTGTTGGACGTTAGCCTGTGCAGTGCGTCAAGAGGTTCTTGGCCTGCCGCCACTGCCCGATGCCGGCGTGATAAGTCGCCACCGGCTGCGCGAGTCAGCCAAAAGCTACCGGGTCTATGCCGATCTTCTGCCAGAAGGACCGCCAATACCAGGCGCTCTGGCCGCCGTCATGAGCGGCGAGCTATGCACTCACGTCGGCGTCGTCCTTGAGCTGGACGGAATGCTGGCCGTGCTTGAGATCAACCCAAAAACCGGCTGCCGCTGGCTCCGCATCGCCGACTTCGAACGCACCTATTACCGAGTGAAATACCATGCCGATCGAGATTTACGCGAGCAAGTTTGCGGCAGAGCCGGCTGAGCGCCACGAAACCAGCGATCGCATGACTGTGGCCGTCTGGCTGCGCGCCAACGTGCCGAGCTTCGAGGATCGCGACAAAGCGCCGATCAGCGTAACCATTAACGGGAAGGTAGCTGAGCCCGCATCGTGGGATGACGTGGAGTTCGATGGGGGCGACCGCGTCTGGATCTGCGTTGAGCCGAAGGGCAGTTCGCTTGAAAAGATCTTCAAGCCAGGGCCGCTCGCGAAACTATTTGGCCTGGGGAACCCGTTCGCTCAGCCAAAGGCGCCGACCACCCCGAAAAGTCCTGGCCGGGGCGCTGAGCTTGACCTGGCATCGGTCAAGGGCAACCAAGTTTCGCTAAACGCCGTAATCCCCGAGATCGCCGGCAGGTTCAAGCGGTACCCGGACTATCTGCTGCCTGGGCATCGGTACTTTACCGGACCTCGTGAGCACTGGATCGAAATGCTGCTCTGTGTTGGCAAGGGCAAGTACGACATCCCGGCCAGCAAAATCCGCGTAGGCGACACGCCAATTATTTCGCTGGGCGCAGATGCTGAGTTTGCCGTTTACCAGCCAGGCGCCGATCTTAGCGCAGAGCGTGCGGCCGATTGGTGGCACACGGCCCCAGAGGTCGGCGCCACGTCTACGGGCACGGCAGGCCTTGAGCTTAATGCGACATACGCGGTGACACCAACGCCGAGCGCGCGCGAATACCGATTCGACGGGTTCGAGATATCGATACCGAGCGGCGCAGGGCAGTACCCAGCAGGATGGGCTGCCGGCATGATTGTTCGCGTACAGCTGCCGAAGGCCTACACCGTAATTGATGGCGGGTCTGGCGCTGACATTATCGATGGGGATTTTTCCGACCTCGCGCCGTTTGTCGGCATGAAAGTCGAAATATCAGGAGAAAATGCAGGCCTGTACACGGTCGCTACCTATGTTCCGCCTGTTGCCCCATCAACAAACGGCCAGATCACCCTGAACTATAGCCAAGGAGGCCCAGCTACGGGCCTAAAAACAGGCGGTTTGTTGATGGCCATTGGGTATGCGGGGTTGCGTTATCGCATCACTGCAGCCGGAACGTACTCGATTTCCGTCGATCGCCTGACGGACACCGGTAGCACAGACACAGCCTGGCCGGGATTTTCCGGAGCGACCTCAGCGGCTGCGGTCCTGCACCTCGATGGTTCAACCCAAGAAGGGGCGTGGGCTGGTCCGTTTTCTGCCTGCCCGGACGGCGAGGTTACAACCAAGATCGAATGGGACGTTCTGTTTCCGCAGGGGCTGTCGTACATCGATCAGGGCACCGGAGACCTCGGGTCTCTATCAGTGACTACAGAGCTGCAGTACCGCGACCGTGAAACGGCTGGAGCCTGGACCAGCGTCATCAAGACGTACACCGGGAAAACGCTCGACACGATCGGGTTTACTGACTCGATTTCGCTTGGGTCGGCGATCAGGCCGGAAGTGCGGATGCGCCGAATCGGTGCCAAGTCGACACAGACCAACTACCAGGACGTTGTGCAGTGGTACGGGCTGAAGGCGCAGCTTCCTGTCAAGAAAACCTATGAAGGGGTCACTGTGCTGGCCGTTCGCGTTCGCGGCGGCGATCGACTGGCGTCTCAGTCGGAAAACCTCGTGTCGGTTGAGGCAACTCGTGTTTTGCCAGTGCGAAATGGCGGCGCTTGGGATGTGGAGACACCGACTCGCGACATCGTTCCGTGGATCATTCACGTTGCTCATTCGATTGGTTACACGGATGACGATCTTGATATGGCCGAGCTGGACCGCCTGCACGTCATATGGGCCGCGCGTGGCGATAAATACGATGCCGTGATTGATTCGGCGAGCACCGTGAAGCAGTCGCTGTTGGTGGCCCTGCAGGCTGGATTCGCAGACTTCACCATCGACCGCGGCCTGATCCGTCCGGTTCGTGATGAGCCGCGTACGGTGATGGAGCACCCCTACACGCCGCAGAACATGACCAGGCCGTTGACCCGGCAGTTTGCCGCGCTCAAGCCTGATGACTTCGACGGCGTCGATGTGGAGTACGTCGACAGTCGCACCTGGCAGAAGGAGACGGTCCAGTGCCGCCTGCCTGGTGATGCTGGGGTTCGCGTCGAGAAGCTGAAGCTGGATGGCGTGACCGGGAAGACCCAAGCTTGGCGGATCGGGATGCGGCGCCGGATGGAGCAGAAATATCGGCGCTGGTCGTACAGTTTCGGCACCGAGCTAGATGCGCTGAACAGCCGCTATCTCAGCTACGTTCCGCTGCAAGACGACGTGCCAGGCTACGGCCAGAGCGCGCTGATGCTGAGCTACGACAACGGCATCATTGAGTCATCCGAGCCGTTCGACTGGTCGGCTGGCGGCGAGCATGTGGTCGGTATTCGCCGGCCAGATGGCGCGCTCTCCGGACCATACGCCGCAACGCGCATTGATGACTATCGGCTGTCGATCACCGGCTTGGACTTTGAACCAGACACCTCGTGGAGCATCGAGCCGCCGCACCTGCTATTCGGCCCGGTCAATCGCTGGAGCTATCCGGCGCTGATCACGTCGATCAGCCCGAGCGGCACTGACGGCGCAAGCGTTGAAGCGGTCAACTACGCGCCCGAAGTCTACGCCTACGACGACGCCACCCCGCCAGCCTAACAACTAGCCAACACCACATACCGGACACGGCCCGCAAGGACGCCGTGCGATTCCGTTCGCCTGGAGTAAACGCATGACTTTTAATACCGGAAACCCTGTTGGCTCTACCGACGCGCGGGATCTGCACGACAACGCTCAGAATCTGGACAGATTTGCAAACGGGGACGAGCCGGAGTACCTCGATCGGCTTGGACGTCCGCGCAAAAGCTTGGCTGGCATTCGTGCGGAGGTTACGGAGGCTCTGTCCAACCTCGGCTATCAAGTCATCGGAGATTATGCGGTCGGCCTGATTGTGCAAAACTTCGGGCAGGTCTTTCGCAAAGACGGGGAGTTCTACCGGGCTAAGGCTGATCTGACGCTGCCGTACCCGCTGGATGGCGATTGGGCAGTTGATGCGCCAAAATTCGTATCGGTTGGCGATGCGGTTCTGCGCGATGATCTCTCGATCATCAGTGTCCGCGCATATACCGGCGCGCCAGACGGAGTGACCAGCAACCAGTCTGGCATAGAAGAAGCGGTCGCAGCTGCCTACGCATCAGGCGCAGAACTTTACTGGCCTGCCGGCACATACGTCTCTACGTCCAACATCCCAAATTTTCACGATGTTCGTCACATTGGAAGCGGAGTGATCAAGCGCGGCGACCAAACTTTCAAGATAGCGCGTCGAGGTAGCCAGCTGAACGCGCTATTTGTGGCCACTTCTGGCGCATCGGGAAATGATGGTCTCACTGCTGACCTTCCTCTTCCATCTATCCAAGCATCTGTGGATGTCCTAGAAAGCCTGGGGCCAAATTTGGATGGTCAGTGGGACGTACATATAGCCGCTGGCGTATATCAGGAAGCGGTCGCTAGTGCCGGATCGCTGTACTCAAAGAACTACATTAACTTTCGCGGGCCTGACGTGGCTGGCGGGACTCCAACCGCAATACTCGACGGCAACTCAAAGACCTTATTGACTGGGTTGAGCTTGGGTCCAAAGTGGAGGTTTCGCTGTTACGACTTACTTGCTAGAAATTATGCTTACGCAGGATTACAGGCTTTTATCCAATGCATAGCAGCGTTCTACAACTGTCACACGTCAGGCTGTGCAGAGGTTGGCTTAAACTCAGAAATTCTAAACCGAGTTTGGGTCTACGGAGGAAGCCATAGCAACAACGACAAGCACGGGGTCCGCTTCTATTCGCAAACTACAGGCCAGTTCAATCGTGATCCGCGCACTGGACTAGGAACGGTATGCAGCAACAACGGTCAGCTTGGGGTTCAGATTCGTGAGCAGAGTAACGTCCGAGCCGATTACCTGCAGGCGAGCGGGAACTCCCTGGCCCAAGTCCAGGTAGAGGGGGCCTCGCGCATCCATCTTGTATCCACTGCACTGGACAACGGTGTTGGGGTTATCGCCACTCGCGGCGGTAATTTTCTAGATGATGGGGTGACATACGGCGCAGGGATTACCGATCGGGTAAAACAGCAGTCTGGCGGTTTCGAACTAAGATGGTCTTCCTCCAAGGCTGAGCACGCCGTATCGCTGAGCACGGACCGTATAACCCACACTGGAACAACCTCCCTTACCAATAAATTTACGGGCTTCACCCTTCCTGCCGGATGGTTCGACTTTGGAAAATCCATCGAGGTTGAGATTGTCGGGCAGTGGGCGATGGCAGCCGGGAATACCGGGACGGTGTCCGTCTATCTAGGATCGTCCTTGCTCACGGCTCACACCAGTGCTGCTGGTTCTACATCAACGTTCAGCATCCGAGCGACAATTCAGGCACGAGGGCTCACAGCACAACAGGTGCAGATGATGGGGGTTGATAACAACCGAACTCCGGTAGGTCTTAACTCAGCAAGGACCATCGACATGAGCGCTGAATCGACCCTGCGCGTTCAGGCACAGCTCACCTCGGCGACTGACTCTATCCACATCGACTACATCAAGATTAGGACTGTCGGTTAAGTCTAACAGCCCCGCCAGCCGGGGCTTTTTTACGCCTGGAGTTCACATGCACACATCACAGAGGGGGCTTGACCTGATCAAGTCTTTCGAGGGGCTGCGCCTGACTGCATATCGCTGTCCAGCCGATATCCCAACCATCGGCTACGGCACCACGGCCGGCGTGAAGATGGGCGACACGATCACGAAAGAGCGCGCCGAGGAATTGCTGCGTGAGGACGTGAAGCGATTCGAAGGCTATATCGATCGACTGGTCAAGGTGCCGCTGACGCAGGGCCAATGGGACGCGCTGTCGAGCTTCGTCTACAACCTCGGGCCGGGCGCGTTGGAGAAATCCACGCTGCTGCGGCTGCTGAATGCGGGCGACTACTCCGGCGCCGCCGCCCAATTCGACCGCTGGGTCTACGCCTCGGGCAAGAAGCTGTCCGGGCTCGTCAAACGCCGCGCGGCTGAGCGGGCACTCTTCGAAGGGAAAACACCATGCGCCTGATCATTGCCGCCTGCCTGCTGCTCACCCTGCAAGGCTGCGCCGCCTCGCTCGCCTCCTACTACTGCGGCAAGCCCGCCGTAGACCGTGCGGCCTATCGCGCCGTGATGGATACCCGGACAGCCCCGCATCGCGTGAGGGTCGAATGCTATGAGTGAAGCATGGTTCTCCGGCGCGCTTGACCTGCGCGCCTACAAGCCCGGCGAGTGGGTGCTACTGGAGCCGTTCCGGTATCACGCACGCGACGGCCTGGAGTTCACCGTGCCGCGCTGGTTCGTCACCGATCTGGCCTCGATACCGTGGCTGGTTGATCCGCTGTTTGACGGTCTGGATCATCGCGCCGCTGGCGTTGTGCATGACTGGCTTTACTGCAGTCAGCAGGTCAGCCGAGCTGAAGCCGATGAGCTTTTTCGCGAGATGCTGGAAACCCTCGGCGTCGGCGTCATCAAGCGGAACCTGATGTACTCCGGGCTGCGCGTGGGCGGCTGGTATCGGTACAACCAGTGCCAAGGCGGGCCGAAGGGCGAGGACTTCGCCTGGGAGTTCATGACCTCGGCAGAGCGTGAGGCGTACCGGATCAGGTTTATCGAGAAGGGGGATTGGGTTGCCCGGACGGGCTGAGATAGGGGAAATTCCTTCCCCAAAACGAAAACGCAAGTGTTTGATTCTATTGGCGCGGGAGATTGCGCAAAAGAGCTGATTTCTGGGCGTGAAAACTTGCCGAAAGCCGCGCGGCACTAGGCGTTGAGCCTTATCCGTGCGGCGTCCCAGGCTTTGATTCCGTATAGGCGCAACCGCTGATCAGCTTCGGACATAGGGCAACTCTCCAAGACTCCTGCAATACTGGACGGCGGATTATGCCACGCCTCGTCTGCCGATGGAGGCGGAGCGTGGCGTTGTTGCCCGCATCGTCCTTGGGGCGGCGTCTGGGTGTTCGTAGCTCAGTCTCGTCCCGTTGCGCCCAGGGCATGCTGGATCGCCTGCACATCCTGAGGCCGCACCACACGCCCCAGCTCCTGGCCTCTGTCCAACAGAATCAGCGTAGGCCACAACTTGACCCGGAATGAGCGTCCGAGCGGTCGGCCCGGGCCGTCTTCTATCTTCAGATGGCGGATGCCCGAGCGGTCGGTCAGCGCCTTGCCAATCAGCAGCTGGGCGGCGCGGCAGTGGCCACACCAGGCGGTGCCGAATTCCAGCAGCACGGGGCCTTCCAGCGCGTCCACCTCGGCGCGGCTCGGTTCAATGTTCGCGTAGTGTTCGGTCATTTCCAC